TGGCGTGATGCAATCCGCACCAAGGCGACTGCGATGGAAGCGGCCATTGATGGTGCAGCAAACACGGATGCCGTAGCTGCGTTGTTCCTTACGAACACTTTAGAGGACGACGGTAGCACCACGAAATCCGGTATCCTGTACGACTGGCCGGAACTTGGGTGATGAACGACCAAGCCAAAGTAATTATTGATGCGAGTAGCATAGTAGTGGTTGCCGGAACATTGATTGATTGGCTACCAGCGGTCGCTGCGTTAGCTTCTTTGGTGTGGACTACAATTCGAATTTACGAAACTGAAACCTTTCAGAAGTGGATGAGAAAATGGCGCAAGCAGTGATGATGAGTTATGGAGAGCTTATGATACTCGGCGTAGTTGTCGTTGCTCTGCTATTTGCGGCGTTCCGAAAATAAATGGAACTCGACGCCCGGATGATCCTGACACTGGCAGGGATGCTGGTATCAGTGGTTTCGGCTGCGGCCATCGTACGTCAAAAATTAGCTACTGTTATCGAACAATTACAGGACACAGAGAAGCGGCTTCGTGGTTTAGACCGGCGTATCGATGCTCTCGACACTATAACTGAGATGACGCAGCAACGGACGAACATACTTGCACAAATGTCATCGCCGGAAAATCTCAGGCGTGACCACATGTCTCTCGCTCAGGTACTAGCCGACATAGGCAATTTAAAAGCCGAAACTGCATCGCTGAAAAAAATGCACAACGGCGTTCACCCGCCTGTGTCAAACGAAAGGACAGCAAAATGATAGGGTTGTTATCGGCTGTACTGCCGTCCGTGATGGAGGTGGCCGGAAGGTTTCTGCCGGAGGACAAAGAAAAACGTGCGGCAGCGGAGCGTGAGATCGAGGCGCAGCTTACCACCCACCTCGCAAAGATTGACCTCGCCCAGCTAGACATAAACAAGACCGAAGCGGCGCACCGTTCTGTGTTTGTAAGCGGATGGAGACCGATGATCGGCTGGACGTGTGGCGCTGCAATGGCACTTAATTTTCTTATATTCCCGCTCGCCTCGTTTGTCCTCGCGCAGACAGGTCATCTAGTCGAGCTACCTAATTTAGATATGACTCAGATGATGCCCGTCCTAATGGGTATGCTCGGACTCGGGGGATTAAGGACCGTAGAAAAACTCAAACAGGTTAGTAAATAATGGCTAGTAAGGTAACGGGGGCAGTTTGGAAGCCCGTGCGAATAAAACACCGGACCAGTATTGGTGACGGGCCGAACAGCAAGCCGTCTAACAAACAAAAACGGCGCTCGTACAAAAAGTATAGAGGCCAAGGGCGGTGACTTTTGAAGAAAGTTTGCGCCTCGTTTTGGAGCAGGATGAGGGTATCGTCCACGAAATTTACGAAGATCACATGGACAATCCGACCTGCGGTATCGGTCATCTGCTGATCGAAACAGACTATGAATACGGATGGCCGGTTGGCACCGAAATTAGCGAGGCGCGGGTGACACAGTTGTATAATCAGGATGTCAGTGTAGCGCTAAAAGATGCGCGTTGGCTGCAGCCTGATTTCGATGAGTTGCCAGATGACGCACGGATTGTAATTGCTAGCCTTTGTTTTCAGCTTGGTTTGCCACGCTATCAGCGGTTCAAGCTGCATCATGGCGCTGTTGAGGCTAAAGATTGGTCTGAGGCGGCAGCGCAGTTGCGTGATAGTAACTTATACCGACAGACTACAAATAGAACAGAACGCCACGCTAGGCGATTAGAGGGTATAAAATGAAAGCTAAATATGTTGCTGCGGTAAACGCAGAAGGTGCGGTAGAGCCAGCACATGAAATAGAAGTAGTTTGCGCGGGTTGTGGCTTCGATTTAGATGTAGCTGAGCTTGAAGCTGACACTTGCTCAGATTGTGGTAACTCATTACAGTTAAAACGTAGTATAGCTATAACAGTAACTACACTCCCTATATTCGGAGTTTCCTTGGAGTAACTTAGATGCCCCTTAAGAAGTTAGCATTAAGGCCCGGCGTAAACCGAGAACGTACTCGCTATACTAACGAAACAGGTTGGTATGAGTGCGATAAAGTGCGTTTTAGGCAAGGCTACCCGGAGAAAATTGGTGGTTGGCAAAGGCTATCTTCTAATACGTTTCAAGGCGTATGCCGTTCGTTATTATCGTGGGTTACACTAGGTAGTCAGAATTTTATAGGGGTGGGCACCAACCTTAAGTTCTATCTAGAGCTTGGCGGAGTATATTACGATATTACTCCTATTAGAGCCACTACGGTTAACGCGGCTACGTTTGCGGCTGCTAATGGTTCGACTACTATAACTGTCACAGACTCTACACATGGTGCCTCCGTGGGGGACTTCGTTACGTTTAGCGGGGCGGCTACGTTAGGGGGCACTATTACTGCTGCTGTGCTTAACGCTGAATACGAGATTATAACCGTACCCACCTCAAACACCTATACTATTACCGCTACAGCTACTGCGAATGCGTCTGATACTGGTAACGGTGGGGGTAGTGTAACCGCTGCATATCAAATAAGTGTTGGTAATGCTGTCGCTATACCTATAAACGGTTGGGGTGCAGGTCCGTGGGGGTCTGGCACTTGGGGTGTAGGTACTGCTAGTCAATCACCTATGCGGTTGTGGAGCCAGTCTAATTTCGGTGAAGATTTAGTTTTTGGCCCCCGTGGTGGTAGTTTTTACTATTGGGACGTATCTTCCGGTATTACTGCTCGTGGGGTTAACATCTCCACTTTAGCGGGGGCTTCTGATGTACCTACGATACAAAACTACATACTAGTATCTGATCTAAATAGGTTTGCGTTTGCGTTCGGTGCAAATACAATAGGCACGGCTACACAAGACCCTATGCTTATTAGGTGGTCGGATCAGGAAGATATTACTAATTGGACCCCTGCTGCTATTAATCAAGCGGGGTCGTTACGTCTATCTAACGGCACTCAGATCGTAACTGCTAGCCAATCTAGGCAGGAAGTTCTTGTATGGACTGACTCATCTTTATACTCCCTGCAGTATCTTGGAGGCCAAGCGGTGTGGGGCGCTCAACTTGTGGGCGAAAACATATCTATAGCTTCCCAAAATAGTGTAGCGTACGCTAACGGCGTATCTTATTGGATGGGTAAAGATAAGTTTTACATGTACGATGGGCGTACGCAAACACTCCCATGTGATTTACGCCGTTACATATTTAACGATTTTAACGAGTTACAGTATAATCAGGTGCACGGCGGTACTAACGAAGAGTTCCATGAAATTTGGTGGTTCTACTGTTCGAAAAACTCAACAACTGTTGATCGTTATGCTGTCTACAACTACCTAGAAAAAGTGTGGTATTACGGTAACTTAGCTCGCACAGCATGGCTTGACTCTGGTACTAGAACCCGCCCCCTTGCTGCTACGTACAGCTATAACTTAGTTAACCATGAAGAAGGTGTTGACGATAACGAGACTGCCGTTGCAGCGGCTATTGACGCGCACATTACGTCTGGGGAGTTTGACCTCGATGACGGGGATAAATTCTCGTTTGTGTGGCGTGTACTTCCCGATATCACCTTTGACGGCTCTACAGTTATCTCTCCCGCAGCGCTTATGACCTTGTACCCCCTTAAGAACTCTGGGGCGGGTTATACTGATCCAGCTTCAGAAGGTGGGGTAAGTTACGGTTCTATAACACAAACCGCAGTGCTGCCTGTAGAGGAGTTTACACAACAACTTAATATCCGCGTGCGAGGACGCCAAATGGCAGTAAAGGTTTCATCTGACGCTCTCGGTGTGCAGTGGCAGTTGGGTTCCCCTCGCTTGGATATGCGGCCTGACGGGAGGAGGTAATGACCTCCTACAATATTATACTCCGCGCTCCTGCCCTTCCGCAGCCTACTCAAGATTATGACCGTGCATCTGCCGACCAACTGAACAATATCTTACGTATATATTTTAATCAGGTAGATGAGGCGTTTAGGAACGCTGAAACCGAGAATAATTATTCAGAAACACTAACTTGGTTTATGAGTTAATGGCTAATACATACAAAAACGCTAAAGTAGACCTAACTACAACTAATGCAACCGTGTTGTATACATGCCCTAGTCTAACCACAACTATAGTAAAGTCTATATTAGTGTCCGAGGATTCTGGTAATGCGGACACTATAACAGCTACTGTTACTGCCGGTTCTAGTGTGTTTAGCCTGTTCAAGGTGAAAGCTATTGGTGCGAACGGTACTGTTGAGTTGTTGACCGCTCCCTTAGTGATAGAAACGGCTGAAATACTTAAAGTAACTGCCGCTACAGCTAACAGACTGCATGTTGTCGCTAGCCTGTTAGAGGTGAGTTAAAGAGGGCTAATTGCCAACCAGCCCCCCGCAGGTTATATTCAGCGTCCCTTTAACGGAGGTGCAAAAATGGACCATGTAGCGCTCTTTAACGAGCTAGTAAAAGTAATCAAGGTGGTTGGTGGAGAAGGAGTACAAGCCACATCAAAAGACGATAATCTTACTGATATAGGTTTAGACAGTCTCGATATAGTTATGCTGCACATGTATGTATCGGAGTTGTACGGTCTAGACGACGAGGCGGCTAGAAGCATACCGGGGGATACTGTAGAGGCCGCGTTTGCCTACGCGGAAGAGCGTGGCACTAGAAAACCCAAGTCTATAGAAGAAGCTATGAGGGACGTGCAGTGATATATATGACGCATTGCGTTACCGCCTCCACGACCGAATCTACTGTATACGATGACATAGCTTACCCGCAAAGGGTGCACATATTTCCAGAGACTTATAGCCGATCTAAGTCTGGTATGTCTTACCCACCCCACGTAATGTTTAATAAGGTCATTACTCCTGAAGTAATAGAGTACGTAAAAAATAACCCTGTAAAAGGGAAAACAGCTTTTTTATTTGCTGCCGGTAGTCAGGGATGGTCCGGTATTAGTGGGCGGTATGATAGAAACCCTGACGCTGAACTACACTACAAAACCAAAATACCTTTTATAACCCTGACCAATATATTTGCTGGCCGTATAGCATCTATGTTTGGTGTAGAGGATTATGTGGCTACAGATGCTACAGCCTGTGCGTCTAGCTTAAAAGTCCTTATGGATATGCAAAACCTTATATTCCAGTACGGGTTTGATAGGGTTATCGTTCTTAGCGGTGAGGACTCTGTATCCATATCTTCCCTTGAGTTTTTCGGGGATGCCAACGCTTGCCTGCTGCTAGAAGATGAGGACAAACGCAAGCCCTCCGCATTTGATAACGTCAACTATGGATTTCATGTTGGGCAAGGCGCTGCACTAACCATATTTGAGTCTGAGCACGCTGATATGCCTAAACCAATCGCCCGGTTTTTGGGTGCGTATACAGCTTCAGAAAACTCAACAAACCCGTTAGGTCAACGTGAAGATGGCGCTGGGTATATAAAAGCTATAGAAGGTGCATTGCTTGTAGCCAGATTAGACGCTAGTGTGGTAAAAGTAGTTAAGACGCATGGTACCGGTACCCCGGTAAATAATGTTGCAGAAAAGACCGCCCTCACTAATACGTTAAGCGAGTTCATTGCTACGTCGTACAAGCAACGTATAGGACATACTTTGAGCGCTAGCGGTCTTTTAGAAACAGGTCTGCTGTTTGAGGATATGGCAAAAGGTTTCATCCCCGCTATACCCAACCGAACGGATGATGACTCTGTTTTTATATCTCGTGACTGCCCTGCTCCTGAAGGCGTTGTTCTTAGCTTGGCAGCGGGTATGGGGAATGTGTATTCGGCAGCACTCTTCGAGGCTATGGGTTAGTTATGGAAATTATAGACAGCCGCCAGAAAAAATTAGAGGGTCCAGAAATACTGGTTATGGCGGCGTACTCTAATAACGGTGCGGCAGCGGCTGTTGGTGAAGTGTACCCTCCGGGTATCGCTCTTGCAGCTATTACTAAAGAACTATCTATGCCTAGAGCAGATATCGTGCAGTTTGGCAATACAATATATCTATCCCATAGGGGTAAGGGTAAAAACAACAAGAAGATGGTAGGTCGAGCGTTTAATGTAGATACCGGTAAGAATTTCGTTAATAATTCTTTGAAGTATATAAACTATTTGCAGAAAAAGGGTATAACTCACTACACTACTTGGTTTAACGGTCAGGACTTCCTTAACGGATTTAGAGTGTTCCAGCGTTTTACTAAGGGTTCGGACACGGAAATAGGTATAGCCGAACGCGAAAACGACGGATACATAGTATATATAAAGATAGGTAAAAAACCTATTGCTATTAGGAATGTATAGATGAGTTTCGTAGCAAGTGCAGTTGGTAGTGCAGTTGGTTGGGTCGGAGACGCTGTTAGTGGTGTAGTCGATTTTGTTGTAGATGATATACTTTCGCCTGTTATTGATGGTGTAGCTGGGTTTGTAGAGGGGATAGCTAACGACCCTCTAGGTTCAATTATGATGATTGCCGCCGCAGCAACCGGCAATCCGTTTATAATAGCCGCTGCCTCTGGCGCTAGAACAGCTATGAACGGGGGTGATATAGGTGATGTTCTACTCTCCGCCGTTGCAAGTTATGCCGGTGCAGAAATTGGAAGTTACGTAGGTGATTCTGTAAGTTCCGCCGTCGGTGGTGGTCCGGTTGGAACAATAGCTGGAAAAGCCGCTGCTGGAGCTACACGTGGTGCTGTTAGTGCCGCATTTACAGGGGGCGATATTGGCAAGGCGGCGCTGTACGGTGGGTTAAGTAGTGGAGCTAGCGCTGGTTTGTCAGAAGCGTTTAGTGGTTTAAGCGACCTACCAGATACTGAAGGTGGCTACAATAGTTTTGACCCAGATGATATCGGTAGTGTGGATGATATCGGGAACGATTTATTCAGCAGTGGTGCTGCCGATTACTCTGGGTTTGAAGGGTTGTACGAGACCAATTTTTCCAGTGTTAAAGGCGAACTCTTGGATTTAGTAGACGGTTTTAACGAACTCCCAGAAGTTGTGCGGGATATGGTGACTGGTAGCGCCACTGCTGCCGTTACTTCCCTCGCTATGGAGGGGGAAATAAACCCCGATGATATCGCTGCTGCTCTAGGTAAAGCTGTTATAACTACAGGTGTAGTGAAGAACCTTATATCTGAATCAGATTTCTTTACCGGTGATACTGACGAGGCACGTACAAGAACAGCCCTTATAACTAAAGTTACTTCCGACGCGATAGAGGCGGCTTATGAGGGTACTGACCCTTACCTTGCAGCTACAGGTGTTTTTGATAACTTCGCCATGCTAGGTATTGCGGAAGAGATAGAAAATGCCGATTTGGGCGGTATAATAGATGAGATAAGCGGTGCCCAAGAAACATTCTTAGAAGCTAAAGATCGACAGGAACAGGCAGTAGCAGAACGCGAGCAGATAGCCGATATAGCCCGAGGCGAATATGATGCGTACCAAGCGCTCGTAGAAGAGTTTAACGAAGATATTCGCTATACTGACAAGGAAAGCGCAGATGCTTTCTTACTACGTATAGACGAAGCGCGAGACGCGTTGCAGCTTACTATAACTTCGCTGGAAGAGTCTGATGTTGGGCTTGCTTCTATGGCTGAAGATTATAGAGTTGCTTCTGAATTTTTAGTAAGTAAAGAACAACTAATTGACCAAGCTATAGTACCGGCACAGCAGGTAGCTACTAAGTCTATTGTTGAGGCACTTACGGCTGACCCTGAAACACTAGCTGTAGCGTTCAACCCTGAAGAGTATGCCCAGCTAAACAACTTGGAAGTTGGGGTTGATCCCTACGCACATTGGCTCGCTACAGGCCGCAAAAATAGCATAAACCAAGCCGATTATGATTCTAGGTTAGACCAGCGGATACGCAACGAAGCTAACGACCTCGTACTGCAGAACGTAGACACGAAGTTCAATAGTCTGGAAGACATAGACGATTTCTATGCAGCGGTAAAAGCAGGTGTTGGCAACGATATAAATGCGGATACCGGTACCATAAGGGCTGCAGCACAGCAGTATATAGCTTCGGTTGAGAGCAGTGATGCGGGTGTTGGCCCTGCTAGTGTTGTGCGGAACGCTTCTGTAACTGATTACGACATAATAAATGGTACTGCGGTGCCAACCTATGACGTAGATGATGATGGTAATCTGACCATAAAGTACGTAACGATGAAGCAGGAGCCACGTATATTCTCCCCCGAACTTAACCAGTATGTAACACCTGAGTACGATGCTGCGTCAGGACAGAACATATATCGTGATCTTGAGGGAGTAGAAATAACAGGGTTCTTCCCCGAAGAAACGCGGAACGCTGAAGCATCTCGGCAGCTAATGACACCTCCAATTCTTATGGACCTCAATAGCAGGGCACCTAATGCGGCTATAGCTACGTATAATACGTTTGCAGCAAATGACAGGCCGCTAGATAAGTACAGCCTTGAGACAGCTAAACTTATTGAAGCCGCACGTAAAGCATCTTCGATAGATGTTAACAACGCTATTGGGGATGCTTGGACTCTAGGCCCAGATAGTGAGATGTTTAACCGTTATTTCATTGGTTCAGAGGATCAAACCGCGTTTGTGGACACCCTAGCTGCCAATCCTGATACGGCAAATACGCAGTTAGCGCTGGAAGCAGCGTCCGCTAAGACTCCTGAACAGATACAGGCTGTGTTGGCGAAAGCAGACCAAACTAATATACGACCACTT